TGAAGATCCAGGATCTGCAGCTCTTGCAGGAGTTGGTGGCGCCCTTGGCGGAGCTGCTGGTTTACTTGGTGCTCGTCTTGCTGGTAAGTATATGGCACCATATCTAGGCAACGCAATTACCGGAGGATCTGGGCCAATTCTTAGCGCAGTTCGAGGAGAATTAGAAAAAGGCCCTGAAGGCGGTTTACGTCAAAAAACAGCTTCAGCTATTAATACAAAACTTGAAGCTTTGAAGGGTAATCAACAGTTAATGGCGGCATTGGCTGGCCAGACACAAGGTACTCCTTTTGAACGCACTATTCAAAAAGGTATTGCTGCTGCCGCTGTTCCTGTTGGTGCTGGACTTGCTAGTTTAGGTGGTATCGCTGCTGGTGCAATACCAGGAGCAATAGGTGTTCCTGGATTCCAACAGCAACAATATGTAGATCCTGAATCTTATGGTTCAAGTAATACAAGAGGTGCACGTGCCGCAACAACTACTTTGCAATATATGTAATTTCCCAAGATTACTAACTGCTACAATTTATGATAGATAAGACATGCGTATGTCTGAATCTTTCGCTTCGTAAAAACACTCCCCGCGAATCTGGAGAATAAACTAAAATGTTTATTGATAATGATTTTCCAAAAATCTTAGGTGCGGAACTTTATCGTCCTCATCCTGCTTACATCTGTGAAATGGCTGTTGAACCAGTAGTTGTTCATGATTTCACACGTCAACCTGGTCAAACTGTTCAGTTAGATCGCTATAAGTTTTGGGGTACTCCTGGTACTAAGGATAGCCGCGAACGTATTGCCGATCAAACCATTGGTACTGCCAATAGCCGTAATATCACAAAAGAAAAAGTTCTTGTGGTACTTAAGGAATATACTGGTCCTGCCGATCCTGGCGATCCTACTCAACCCAGTACCTTTAAGATTGCACGTGAAACACTGATTACTGCACAGCGTCTCTTGCTGGATACAGGTAATCTGAATATGTTCCACCAATCCATTGGTTCCCTTACCTTACTTGATGATTATCGCCGTTGGCGTGATCGTGTGTTCATTGATGAACTATCCAAAGCAGAAGCTAATGGTGTAGCATCAACAACACAAGGTGGATATTTCTTCCCTGCTGGTAAAGTTAAAGATGCTTCCGGTCGTATCACATATGATGGTACAGAATACGGTAATAATGTACAACAGTTCTCTGTTCGTACTGACCTACTGAATGTAGTAAAAGATCTACGTAAGCGCAACGTTCCTACCTTCTCTGATGGTTTGTATCGTTGTATTTGTGATCCTACATTCATGATGCATTTGCGTCGTGATCCTGACTTCCGTGAAATTGCACGTTATGCAGGTAATCCAGGTCAAGGCATGTATATGTCGGGTAATCCGATGATGCCTAACAACGCTGGTTTCTTCCAGGGTCCACAAGCTGGTCAAGGTTATTTCCTTGCTGGTGAACCTGTAATGCCTACTGGCGTACAATTTGAAGGTGTGAAGTTCTACGAATCAACCAACTTCCCCACCAAGAATATTACTGCTACATTCGATAACTCTAATTATGGCAGCAAAGAAGTAGCACAAGGTTTCTTCTTTGGTCCACAAGCTGTAGGTGTTGGTGTTGGCGGTCCTAATGCACAAGTACTCATTAACAATAATGATGACTTTAGCCGCTTTATTATCTTGATCTGGCAACTCTATGCTGGTTTTGATATCTTGAATAAAGATTTTATTACCACTGCCTATAGTTTTGTTCAAGATGATGGCACTGTTTGATAAATAACAATAAAACAAAACGGAGAATTAAATGACTTACTTGTCAACTAAAAAAATCTTTCCAGGTAACTGGACAGGAGATTTAAATGGCTGGTATAAAAACATTGACACCACTGGTGGAACTACAGTTGATGCTTCTGCAGATGGCCCTACTTCTGTATTAGCTGTTCCCGGCTGGCGTTTCTTTCAACAACGTGGTTATGTTCCTGTAACCTGGAAATCAGGTGATGCTGCTACTTATGGTCAAACCATGAGTGTAATTATCCCTTCTCCTTATCGTCAGGACGATACACGTACTGATATTACTGGGATGGTACTTAGTGGTAATACCACGCAAGCAGCGTATATCTATCGTTCTGCACTATCTGTTGCCTCCGGTTGGGGCGATAATCGTGTTGCATCAGGTGTATATGCTACTACAGGTACAGTACTTGCTTTTGGCCGTGATAATGCAGGTGTTCCCGTAGCTGCTTCTGGTGAGCCAGTAGCCGCTGCTGTACTTACATCTACAGTATCAGGTGATGCTGCTACTAAAATTTACTTTGCTGGCGGCTCACAAGCCCTTGGCTCATTCCCTGTATTTGTTTCTGCCTTGGCACAAATAGACGCAGCATCTGGTTTATTAAATAGTGGTATTGCATACAAGATATTGACTACTGGTACTACATTTAAAGTGTATGCCAAAGGTACTGCTAATGCTCTTACCGCTACTGGCGGTGTGTATATCTCAGATGCAGATAAAGCTGCTGGCCTAACTGGTTATCTACTAGTTGAAGCCTGTTATATCGTGCCTGATAATGCACCAGACTACAACTCAATTGAGCAATACTTACCAAATCGTACGGTAAGTACTTAATTAGTTCCCATTGTGAGTGGTTTAGGCTAAACTAAAACCAGATCTTCTGGATTACATGCTTTACCAACACACAAAAACGGGTGCACGAGTTAAAGTTATTAGTGAATGGGATAATGGCGATTGGTTTTTGGTCGAAGATCAAGACGGTCGCCTTTATACTGTTTACAAAACTGAAATCACACCTGATGAATCAGCTACAAAAACAGTTAAGACATTACAAATAAAAGATAAAGCAGCTAAAGAAGAGCCACGTGCATTTCCCCCTGATATACGCTTAAATATTAATTCAGCAACTGCTCAAATGATTGCTGATCATATTAAAGGTATCGGATTAAAGACTGCACGTGAACTTAAAGATATCCAAATGAGTTTATCCGGCGAAAGATTCACTACCTTGGAACAGCTGAAACAAGTGAAACGTGTTGATTGGGAATCTGTATTTGCAGCTAACTTGATACGTGTTTAATAGTAGCCCCACTTCACTGGGGCTTCTTTATTTTATAATGAAAATAAAACAACATGTCTACTGTACGTGCAGGTTTTACTGGCCCCTCTAGCAAAATAGGTGGTTCTAGTGATTACCATATTGATCTTAAACTTTTAAACTCATTACCCATTGCAGAACGAGTAAAAGTTTTTGATACTCTTGCTAATCGATATGCACAAAATAAAAGAAATATTGAATTTTCTAATGCTGGCGTTTCAACAGATATTTATGATGTAAATAAACCTTTCTCAGAACGAGCAGGATTACTTCAAAGAGTAGCTGCGGCGCATGCACCTTCTTCTGCTGATTTTAGTTCTTATGATTTTTATGTTCCTTTTAAAGGACAATCCAGATTTCAAAAAGGAGCCGTAGAAGATGCTTCTATTTATATTCCTACAATTGCAGGAGGAAAGGTAAGACGTGGTTCTGGAGGAGGGTATGGGTATTTCTCAGAAGCATTGGATCCATCAGGTAAAGTCTTATACCGCGTGGGCCATGGTAATATTGATCGTCCAGAAAGTGATGGAGGTTTAACAGTACCTCAGACTCCAGTACTACCACCTCCCGTTACACAAGCAAGCGGTTTTTCACAACGACAACAGGATCAATTATTAGGTGCCGGGTCAGCTCTTAATTTCTTATCTGACTACCTTGGTAAATCAGAAAAGAAAACTAGTCCTTACAGTGGTTTGATTAGTTCCTTACTACAACCGCAACGTGATCCAACCGAAGATTTTCTGATGTCTTATATAATGGGATCAAATCCTAATGCAGCAATGTAATGACTTGAATTTATTACCTTTATAATATAAGAACAGTGGTAGTTATCAGTGCAGTTATCTAACTTTGATAAAAGTAGAGTAAGATATCATTTAGGATATTTTACAGTTTCTGTTCCAGCAGGAGACTTTGCACGACTAGAAGAATCTTTAAATACTGTTCCAGATTCATATTTTTATAATAAAATTATTATTCAAATTGGACGTTGTGATACTGCAGAGAAAAAAACTGAGGTTGCTACATCTCCTTCTACCAGAATTGAAAGTATTCTAGGTGATGTGGATCGTACGATTAGATCTAGTAATGCAAGAGAAGCACTTAAGGTATGGGATGAGATATACTTATATGAAACCAACCGTTTGGCAATGATTTTATACGTGCCAAATTATAAAGATCCTTTTCAAGCTCGCTATCGTTATGAGCGTTCAGGTGCTGAATATATTCAAGCATTACCGGGACCTGCTGATACTGCCGTAGGTAGTAATCTTTATCTTCACGTAAACCACAGGTAGTATCATGAATCCATTTTTACAACTTTTAAAAGGCTACGGCGCTAAAGCCGCACCTCGTGTTTTTGAAGGGGCTATAGACACTGTCACTGACCCGCGAACGTACCAAAGATTAGCAAAAGATGCTGAAAAATTATTAGGACGTAATCTTCCTCCTCAGTTTGCAGGAGCTAACTTCGGTAATATTCCCACTCGTGCTACGGGTTTAATCAGTGATCTTGTTGAAACATCAGGTGTTCAACGAGCCGTACAAGGAGGGATGGCAAGTAGAGCCATTCAGGAAATGGCGGGAATTGCCCCAAGACTTGCTAGAACTGCTACACAGACTGCTGAAGGCTTGTTGCGAGCACCTAGCGTTGGACAAGGATTAGTACGCCAAATAACAACTCGTTTACCTGAAGCAGCCCAGACTGTTGATCCTTTTACACGTGACTATGGTTTAACTAGAGAATTAATGAAAAGAGCAGGAGGAGGAATGCAAGATGTTGCTGAATCACTTCTTCCAAAACAAGCTTTTAATCCTGTTGGCGGTGTTGG